ACAAGTTTTATTCGTCAACGAACTACTATGTCGAGTTTCGGCTGACGGCGAACAATCCAGACAACCTCACGCCGCACGGCCCGCCCAACACGCTGATCTCCCCAACTCAGGTCACCATCCCCGGCACCGGCTACACCAATGGTCAGGTGGGGACGATCACGCTGCTGAAGCGCGCACTCACGGCGGCAGTCAGCACGGCGACCAGCGCGCAGGCACTGTCGTGGACGGCTTCGCAGTTGATGCAGTTGTCTGCCTCTGCTGCGGGAAAGATTGCCAGCATCGACATATTCAGCAAGGGGCGGAACTACTTCTCCCCCCCCGTCATCGAGGTGCGAGGCGGCGGGGCGGGGTACGGCCTTTCTGTGCTGCCCGTTGTCGAGAATGGTCGCATCGAGTCGGTGCAGATCATCGATCCGGGCCTTTCGTACACATCGGCTACGGAGTTGTACACAGCCTCTCGCGCAGCCCAACTGACGCCCGTCATGCGCCCGACCATGCGTGGCACGTACCGCTGCGCATACCGATTCGCAGACCGCACCGACACGATTGTGAAGACGGTAACAGCGACCCTTGGCAACTCGTCAACGACGCTGACGCTTTCGGACACCAGCGGCGTGGAGCCAGACATGGTGCTGGACTCGCCGTCGCTTCCATTCAACGCCCGCATCAAGAGCGTGAGTGGCGACGAGGTCGAGATCAACCAGCAGATCACGGGGCTTGCCGCCAACACGACGATCACTGTCAAGGTGCGTGATCTGACAAAGCCCATTGCCTACAGCGACCTGTCCCCAATCGTGGATGTGGATGCAGGACCGAATGACTCGCGAACGCATTCATCGGAACTGAAGTGGTTGCTCTCTGGAGTGCGGCCCCCAGCCCGTGCAGACCTCATCGAACTGTGGCGCACGAGCGCAGACCAATCGCTGGTCTTCTATCGGATCGAGGCATACGGGATACCGTCTGACAGCGGCGTGACCATTGTTGGGACGGACACCCTGACAGACGAAGAACTGTTCGATCCCGACAGGCCGTTCTATGCAGCGATGCCCGTCGTTCTGCCCAACGGTAACGTCAACGCCTATCGCTTCGGTCAGCCCCGCAGCGACATGTCCGTTGGGGTGGCGTTTCAGGACAGGCTCTGGATGGGCGTATCCACCAGCGGCGAGGGGGCCAACACGCTGTACTACAGCGAGTTTGACGAGTTTGAGAGCCTCCCCGATGTGAACGAACTGCCAATTCAGAACAACACCAAAAGCACAGACGTTCTCACTGCCCTCGTGCCGTTTGGGTCACTGCTGCTGGCGATGCAGCACACTCACACGTATGCGGTGCAATACAACACAGACCCCGCCATCGACGCCACGATCCAGATGCTCAGTCACCGTGGGTGCCTGCATCAGCGTGCGTGGGACATTCACGAAAACGTCCTCTACGCCGCAGACGAGTCTGGCATCTACTCCATGGCCCGCAACGGTGAGGTGCAGGACATTAGCCTGCCGATTCGCAACTTCTTCGTTGGCGAGTTGATCGACTTCAGCAAGCGGGAGACGTTTTTCTTACAGGCGGACTCCCGCACCCACATCCTGCGGTTCTTCTGCACCCTCACCTCGCAGGCAGCCGACACGCCGTCCATGGCGTTGTGCTACGACATTCAGGCGAAAACGTGGTGGACCGAGTCGTACCCCAACGGCATAACCTCTGCCTGCACTGGCAGGCCCGCCGCAGCCCGCATCAACACGATCCTGTTGGGGGCGGTGGACGGGAACCTGTATGAGATCGAAGGCGACAGCGACCACGCCAATGACTGCCTTACGGACTGCTTTGTGGAAGAGGGCGGATCGGGCTACCGCGAGGCTCCCACGATCACGGTCCCCAACTGCGTTGGTGCGTCTGTTCATGGGGTGGTCAGCGAAGGGCGGCTTGTCGATGTGATCATCCAAAGCCCTGGCTGGCAGGCCAAGGGAGGTTTGGAACTCGCAACGGAAGATGGAAGGGTTCTCACAACCAGAAGTACCGCCGACGCGAATGAAGACGGCAGGGCTATCGGCGGCGTCGAGTACTACCCAATCAAGTTGACCATCGGCCCGCCGGAACCCGGCGGAACGCAAGCCGTCGCCTACGCCAACTTCAGCGTGACCCCACGGGTTGTGCGTGAATGCACCGTGGCGCAGGGGGAATCGTTCGTCCGCCTCGATCCGGCCCGCACGGCGCAACTGCAACCGGAGTTCACTTCTCCGATTGCGCTAGAGAACGAGGGGCTATTGCTCACACAGAGCGGCCTGCCCATCACGACGGAGCCTCCTCCGGTCGAGATCGGAATGGAAGCCATCGGGGACTTCCTGCCGCTGAACGCCTTCGTCTCTCGCATAGACGGCAGGGACATTTATCTGGAACACCCGGACGGCACACCGGCACTGGTCACCAATGGTGCGCAGCGCACGAACCAAACAGGAACGACAGCGGACTATCTGGAACTGGGCGGCACACAGATGACCGTCACGTTCCGCAAGCCGTTCCGCATCCATATCCCCTTCCGCATGGCGACGGGGTACGCAGAGGTCGTGAACGAGAGCAACGCGCGTGGCGGCGGCGGGCTTGTGGACCGCTCCGTTTCGATTGTCTACACGCCCACGCAGGACGATAAGTACGTGGAGTTGATCGAGCGGTACAACGGTCGCGAGGAGATGCGGCCAAACCTCATCCGCCGTGGCCGGGGTGGACCCGGCGGGTTCGTTCACCGCGAGGACTCCGCCAGCACTGTGCTGAACACGAGCCGCGAGGCATCGACGCTTGGGTTCGCAACTGGCGTGGCGAAGGCCAAGTTTGCCAGCCAAGCCAACTCCGATCTCACCGGCACCGACCAGCATCTCCAAGTCGAACTGTACGCGCGACCGGAGCAGGCCAGCCCGTGGAAGCGAACGAACTACTGGATTCCTGACGCGGCCATTCGCACCCCGCAGTCTTTCGCGCTGCACGGCATGACGGTCGAGGGGGTCATCGAAAATGGCGAATGACCTAGAGGCGAACCTAATCATGGGTGGCCTGACGCCCTCTGCGGCCAAGGTCATTGCCAACGCGATCTCCAACGTCGCCACCGGGAGAACCAACATCGGTCGGCAACTGGCGGACGCCACCCCGGCTGACAAGATGCGGGTGATCGACTCCGACACGCGGCGGTATCTGCTTACCAATCTTGACTATCCGACCGACAGCCCGTTCCGGTCGAGACTGCAAAGCACCGCATCCCAGTACGACCAGAATCCCAAGACCCACCCCTACCAAGACAGCCAACCGGCCTCCGCCAATCCGACGCTCCAGACGCCCGGAGTGAAGGCTGGCAAGTTTGTTTCGGTAGCCGCCGCAACAACGGACGATGTCGCACAATCCGAGGTGACGCTGCGGGTTGCCACTCGCGGAGGCACCCATGCACGGCTGAACGACGCCACCGGGGAGGTCGAGGCAGTGCCGATTTTGGTGGAGGTGGAACCAAAATCAAGGCTAGAGGCTGTTGTCGAGGAGCGGCCAAACGCCACCGTCATCAAACTCCGGTTCCTTACGTAAATGCCAAGGCCACAAGTAGGCAACTGGACGCCGTTCAAGAGCGGCGGCGGCAAGCCTGCCGATCCGCCCCCGGTCGGTCGCGCCCCAAAGGCTGGCTTCGCTAACAAGCGATTCCCGACTGTCGGCCCCACCGACATATCGCCGCCGTCTGGTGGCTATCAGTCGATCATCTCGACCAAGTCTCCGTTCGATGCCGGTCAGATGGGCCGGATCGCAAACGTCCAGACACCCACCACCTCCTACGCCCGTGGTGCCGGTGCGCAGTCGAGCAACGCCTTCAATCGGGGGATAGCGGACACCAGCCGCAACACGATTCAGAACGCGGCGAACAAGTTCACGACCGACTATCAGCGGCAGGCGGAGAAGTCTCTGTCCGAAGACATGCTCGCGCAGCGGCAGAACGCAGCCGACCGTTTCCGCATGGACTTGTTCAAGAACATGTTCGATACGGATACACGAGTGCGCTACACCGAAGGCATCAAGGACTTGTCGCAGTACCGCGAGACAGAGAAGCGCAACGAAGAGGCCAAGCGTACCGCCATGGTCATGCGGTTCATCGGGGGCTTGCTGTAACCCATGTTCTCATCCCCCTCCACAAACGCGCCGACGCAGTACCGGACGAACAACACGTTCGCCACGACGTTCACCGGCCCGGTGCAGCGCGACCAGCGCATGCAGGATGTGACGCGCAATCAGTCCATGGCGCAGGGGGCGATGCAGGGCAACACCCGCCAGTTCAATCAACAGGCCGGGGCCGGGGTCCGGGCGGGCGGGAAGATGCAGAACTACCTCGCGCAGATGAAGGGCGACTCCGCCGCCGCCAAGGGCTTCGCGCAGGGGCAGCAGGACATGATGGACAAGATGGCGGACAACTCGACCGCCAACTTGCAGTTCCAAGAGCGGCTATCGGGAGAACGCGGCTGGGTGCGTGATCTCTTGCTCGACCGCGACGAGAGCCTCAACAAGGAGCGGATGGGGGCTTACAAGCGGTTTGTGGACACAAATCTTGGTGAATACGAACGACAGATCAAGGAGGCGGTCGCCGCACAGGCGCGGCAAACCGAAATCCTTGGCGGGCTTTTGTGAGGTGTGACATGGAAATCGATCTTGGAAAGAACCCATTCAAGAAGTTCACGAAGAGCGCGCTGGTGGACATGCTTGAAGATGCCATCGCAACGGAGAAGGAACGCTCTCTCCCGCTGCACAAGCGCGGCCAGAAGACGGCGGTCGAGAAGGATGACGCCACCGAAGAGGCGGATGAGGAGCGAGAGAAGTTGGCCGACCTCGCGGAAGAGAGCAAGGGAGCGGCCAGCCCCGTCGAGATGGATGACGAGGACATGTCCGACGAAGCGATGGAGAAGTTGGAGCCGCCCGCGAAGGTCAAGAAGAAGGCACCTAAGAAGGCATGAGCGAGATCATCCGACTGTCCAAGCGTCTTGCCGCCCCCGAGGGGTTTGGCCGTGGTGTGGGCGATATGCCTACCACGGTGGACGGTATCCCCATGGGGCGCGGCGCGGGCGAGGACGAAGTGGCCGACGCCGCAGCCCGACACCTTGCGCGGTTTGAGGACGCTCATCGGCGTTACCTCACGGTCAAGGAAAAAGAGGCTGCTCGTGGGCCTGCCGTCGCGGAATACCGTGCGCAGAAAGAGTTCGATGCCATGTCGGACCTTGTGCGCCGGTTCGCATCGGAGGCTGGACCGGACGGCAGCGGTGCAGTGACTGCGGACATGGCGACCGCCTTGGCTTCGCTCGACCAGCCGGTGCTGGCAATGGTTCTCCGCAGGGCGGGCAACCCGCCTCTCTTCCAGCCGCTTCTGGGGGCAGAACTCGATGACGTTCCCCTCATGCAAGAAGGGGACAAACTGGCAGGGAAAGTGGAATCGCGTGGCGAGGCGCGGGATGTAGAAGCAGCATCGAGCGTCAAGTCTCTCCCGATGATCATGCGACCGTCCTCGCACTTCAACAAGCCCGGTGGCGCGTCAGACTCCTACAAGGATTTCAAGCCGAAGAATCACGACCCGATGGAGATGGACACGACGCGGTTCATCAAGGACAAGAAAACGGGCGAGGTGCGGCTGTTCGATACCGTTGCCGACAAGGGGCGCGAGGGCGAGGTCATCTATGCAGGCGGCGGGGAAGGCAAGCAGGGCTACAAGCCACAAACAATCAAGCATCTGCAAAACAGGATGGCTGGCGACCAGATCGGTCAGGCCAAGGCTATGGAGGAGGGAGGCGGTCGCCTGACAATCGGCGCAGGGGATTCGGGAGACGCGCCGTGGAACACCAAGCCCGGAAGGCGTGACTCAGGAAAGACCATCGACCGTGTGGTCGCCAACAGAAACCGTGGGCCTTTCACGAAACTTTCGGAGGCTTTGGACCGAGCCTCCTATTCGGTAGACAAAGACGGCACAGAAATTTCGACAGAAGGCTCGATCAACCTCGACGCCATCTTCCCCCGCTGGCGTACTCGCGTAGCAGAACTGGATGACTCTGGAAAACTGGCTTATCCGCCGCGCATGCCGTCCGCAGAATATGTGACGGGCATGATCCTTGGGCTGCACAACTTTACGGAGCCTGGGCTTTTCGAGCGGTGGCTTCCTGCCGTGCGAAGGTCAATCGACGCGGCCCCGGAGAAGCCAAGCACCCAAGAGGCAATGAAGTACAGCGAGATGGTGCTGCAACCCAATGAGTCTTTCCGAAAGGCTATGGGCGGTGGTGTTGGCACAAAAGAATACCCATTCAAGATTTACGGCCCCCGGAGGGCAGACCTCCCGCCGGTAGAGGAGCCGGGTGCAGCACCTGTCGAATCGCCAAAGCCCAGCGTCGAGGCTCAGAACGCCAAGACAAGGGAGAGGCTGGAGCGCATGAAGAAGTCCCGAAGCAAGCCCGAAATTACGGACCAATCGTCCATATACACGGTGCCTGCTGATTCCCCCATGAGCGGCCTGTTGGCCTAGTTAACAATGTCTGAAGCACTACGCAAATTCATCACCGGCAAGGCCAAAAACGCTAAGGCGTTTGACAAGAAGTTTGGTGGTGAGCAGGGACTCACCGCTCTGGTTGACACGTTGGATGGCGCGCCTACCGACGCCCAGAAGGCTGGCATGAAGGTGCTTCGCGATAACGCCGACGATCTGGAGGCGGCTGCTGCCAAGTTGCGTGACATGGTGTACGGCCCCGCCGAGCCGGTAAAGAAGACCGGGGTGCAGGGGAAGACCAGCGCGCCCGCCGAAAGGATCGAGGGCAAACTTCCCAACAATGCCCGCGACAAGGGGACGCTGCCAGACCCGCCGAAGACGAAGACGAAGACAAAGGGCAAGCCCACGGTCGAGGAAGAGTCGGTGGCTACGGCAAAGAAGTCCCAAGCATTTCAAGCCGAGAGAGAGGCGGCAAGCGCGGCTGCTCGCGAGCCGCGAGGGAAACGAAAGGCTGCTGCGAGGAAGGAAATTGAAGACGCGCAGGCCACCCGTGAAGTCGCTGCACAGGAGACTGCGCCGCTTGAAGAAGAGGCTGCGGTTGATGAGGACGTTACGGAGATCGGGAAATTCGTCCCCGCTTCCTCGCTTGGTGGCGTAGATGTGGCGGGTTCTTTCCTGCCCGGAGTATTCGACCCGCGAGTCGAACTGGAACTGGGGGGAGCGGCCCCGGACTTCTCAGTGACAACGGACCCGGCATCTCTTCGTCGCGCCAACCCGATGGACATGTCCCTGCTTGCGAGGTCGCAGTTTGATACGCCGGTAGACACTGGAACACCGCCGCCCGTCGAGCCGAAGATCGATCCGTTTGCGTTGCCAGAAAGCCCCGCTGATCTGGGCGCGATGGACATGTCGTGGATGCAGCCGCAGGCCACGCCGGGAGTTTCGATGCGGGCACTGGCTGGACTGATGGACGCTCCTTCATCGTCCCCCGATGCGCCGATCCCCTCCCCTGCTCCAGAAGCCCCGGCTCCAGAAGCCCCGGCACCGCAGTCGGCCATGGACATGTCTCTGCTATCTCCCGGCGCGGTTGGCCCAATGGACATGAGCCGTATGGCAGACCCGGCATTCCGATATTCTCCCCCTGCCGAAGCACCTCCCAAGACTCGCCCGCCATTCTATGACCCCAACGTGGGTGCTAGGGGATATTTCAGAGAGCCGGGGCTTGTCAGCCGCGCGAATGAGTTCCTCTACCAGCGAGGAATGCCAGCGGGTGTTGCGCGAGCAATCCGCCCCACTGCGGCTACCCTCGACTTCGCCACGAAAGTGCTTGCCCCCCTTGGGGTCGCGGGCGCGGCAGTGGGCGGTCTTGGCTACGCAGGGCTAAAGGGCTTGCAGGCGTTGTCGAGCGGCGGCGCGACTTCGCCCGGTGGGCCTCCCACTGATGAAGAGCAGGCAATTCTGGAGGAGAGGGCAAAGCGGTCGATGGGTGAACTCCAGCAGATTCTTGGAGGCAGAAACCCTGCTTCGGCCCCGGCATCTACGCCTGTACAGTAACCCAAGGTGACCAATGCCCGATCCAGTAAAAATCTCTGACCTCCCGGTGGCCTCCATTGTTTTGGGTGGCGACATTCTCCCCGTCGTTGATTCGGGGTACACCCAAACCCGGCGGTGTACTGCCGCGCAGATCGCTGCGATTGGCGGCGGACCTCCGGGTGCAGGAACGGTGACCGCCGCCAGCCTCGCTTCCGGGGCGGTGACCTACGCCAAAATCCAGAACGTCACTGGCGACCGCGTCCTAGGTAAAACTGCCGGTGCCAGCGGCGTTGTGGAGGAGATTCCTTGCACCACGTTTGCCCGCACCCTGCTGGCGGCGGCGGACAGCAACGCGGCGCGTGTTTTGATCAACGACACGCCGACGTTCTCTGGCAACATGACGGTCAACGGCAACGTGAGCGTGACCGGCTCGATCTCCGCTTCGGGCGGCATCACGGGACAGGTGCAGGCGGGAGACGGGACGGCGTCCGCTCCTTCGTACTCGTTCGCCGCCGACACGAACACCGGCCTCGCGCGTCTGAACGGAGCGGATTCGCTCTCTCTGGTGACGGGCGGCGTACAGCGGCTCCGCGTCGAGGCCGATGGCTCCATGCGGTCGCATGTCTACGGAGACACAGCCCTCCTGCCGCACTTCGGGTGCCGAGCGTTCGCCGCGTTTCACTCCTATGGGGCATCCGACGAGCGTGGCCCCACCCCGGCCACGACCCAGCAGGGCAACGTGTCGAGCATATCGCGAACTTCAGTCGGCTATCACCTCGTCAACTTTGCGACTCCCATGCCTGACACCAATTACGCAGTGGTCAGTTCTGCCAACTACAGCGCGTGGGCTAGCGGCGATCCGATGTTCGATGATCTGTATGTGGCTACGCCGAAGGGCTTGCTTACCACTGGCTTCCGCATCTTGACCGGCAACGTCAGCAACACTCTTCTCGACTGTTACGTGTACTTTGCCATTTTCCGATAGGGACGAGAGATGAATCAGACAATCGTCTACCCTCGCGAAGACGGGGGCTTGGTGTTCGTTATGCCAGCCAACTGCGGCCTCTCCGTTGCAGAGATCGCCCGCAAGGACGTTCCGGCTGGGATGCCGTATCTGATCGTTGACAACGACGATCTGCCAGAGGACCGCACGTACATAGATGCGTGGACCGCCGACTTCTCAGAGCCTGACGGCTACGGCATCGGCCCGGAAGCGTGGTTCGCGGAACGAGCAGCACAGGAGGGAAACTGAAATGGGCATCGTCACAGTGGACCCGGCGAAGAAGGCGGAGATCGACCGCAAGGCTGCGCTGCGTGATGCGGATGCGTGGTTCTCTGGCGAGGTCGCCAGGGGGTACGAAACCGAAGACGGATGGAAACTTGGCCTGTCGGAGTCCGATGTGACGCTCCTCACCGGGCAGTTTGTGCTGGCAAAAGAGGCGGCTGCGGTTGACCTTCCGCTGCCGCCCGTGATCGACACCGATGGCGTTGTTCACCAGTTGACTCTTGCGGAACTGACCGCACTGATGCTGGGCTACGGCGCACATCGCGCCGCCCTGTCTTCGGAATACGCAGCGCGCAAGGCCGCTATTGAGGTGTAACCAATGGCGATCTTCAAGCAACGGCGCGGTACTGCCGCCGCACTAGCCGCTGCGAACGAGACGCCAGCGGCTGGGCAGATCATCGTTGAGACGGACACCAACCGGATCAAGGTTGGTGACGGCGTGACGGCGTGGAACTCGCTGGGCTACCTCAACAACGACATAGTCGTTAGCGACGTTACAGGCTTGCAGGCCGCTCTCGACGGCAAGCAGCCAGTCGGCAGTTACGCCTCGCTCGTGCATGCGCATGACGTTGGCGCGATCAGTGGATTGCAGTCGGCACTGGAAGGCAAGGCCGCACTCGTCCACACGCACACGGTATCCGCTCTCACTGACGCTGGCACAGCGGCCACGCGAGACGTTCCTGCGGTGGGCAACGCAACAACCACACAGGTGGTGATCGGGTCCGACACTAGGCTATCCGATCAGCGGGTTCCGACTGACGGCAGTGTCACGTTCGCGAAGTTGTCTTCCACGCTGAAGATTGATGGAGGCACTGTCTCCTAATGCCACCCATTGTCCAGCACCGTCGCGGCACGTTTGCCGCCCTCACCGCAGCGAACGAGACGCCGTCCGCCGGGGAGATTTATTTTGAGACTGACACGAACAAACTGAAGGTTGGCGACGGCACAGCGTCGTACAACCTCCTGCCGTACATCGTCAGCGGTTCCGGCGGTGGAGGGGGAAGCGGCTCCGCCGCCAACAGCATCCTCAACTCGCTGGCGTTCAACGGCTCGACAACGACGTTTAGCCTAGTTTCTGGCTCCACCGCCGTTACGCCAGCCAACGCCGCCTCGCTTTTGATCGTACTCAACGGAGTTGTCCAGCAACCGGGAGTTGCCTACACGGTCAGCGGGTCGCAAATCGTTTTTCTGTCGGCCCCTGCCGCAACGGACACGTTCTTCGGCGTCCACCTTGCTGGCGGCAGCGGGCCAGACGCGACCACCAGCGTCAAGGGCGTTGTCATCGTCGGCACCGGACTCTCTGTGTCGAGCGGCACAGTGTCTGTGGCCTACGGAACTTCCAGCACGACGGCATGCGTTGGGAATGACAGCAGACTTTCTGATAGCCGCTCTCCACTTTCGCATGCCCACGGCAACATCACGAACGCCGGTGCCATCGGCTCAACGAGCGGGCGAATCGTTGTCACTACCACCAGCGGAGTGCTGACCACTGCGGCGTCAATCTCGACATCTCAGGTGAGTGGCCTCGGAACACTGGCAACGCAGAGCGGCACGTTCTCGGGGACTTCAAGCGGTACTAATACCGGCGACCAGACGATTCAACTCACGGGCGACGTTACCGGCAGCGGCACTGGATCGTTTGCGGCAACGCTCTCGACCACGGGTGTGGCGGCTGGCACCTACACCAGCGTGACAGTCGATGCCAAGGGCCGCGTGACGGCTGGATCAAATCCTGCCATCTCCTACTCGACGCTCGCTGGAGTACCCAGCACCTTCGCCCCGTCATCGCACACGCACACTCTTTCGGACCTCGCCCAAAGCGGCGCGACCACCGGACAGGTCGCCCAGTGGGATGGAACCGCATGGGTGGCCGCGACCGTTTCGAGCGGATCGTCATCTGCATCGTCGCTCACAAACGGCACACTTGCTGACGAGCGACTGTCGGCCAATGCCCAACAGGCGATCACCAATTTGCTCCACCCGTTCCTCCTAGCCGGAATGTAGAATGCCAGCCAATTACAAAGTGCTGGGGCAGTCGGCCCCCGCCTCTAACACGCTGACCTCGCTGTACACGGTCCCTGCCTCCACGCAGGCATGTTGCTCGACCATCGCGATCTGCAACTTGGGTGTCAGTTGCACCTACCGGGTGGCGGTTCGCCCTGCGGGTGCCGCGATCAGCAACCAGCACTACCTCGTCTGGGATGCCTCGGTTAACGCTGCCGACAGCGTACTGCTGACATTGGGCATTTCGTTGGCCGCGACAGATGTTGTCAGTGTGCAGGCCAGCGGCACCGTGGCGTTCAGCCTGTTTGGCTCGGAGATCACCTAATGTCTGCGATCCAAGCGCAGGGCGGTGGGCGCGCCAGCAAGCGCAACGTCAACCAGACGGCATCAGCGTCAGCCAGCACAGCGGTGCCAGCACCGTGGGTGCGGCCAGCCGATTGGATCGCGCTGCCAGACGTTACCGGACTGCAACGGTTCGTGGGCATTCACCGAATTGATCCAGAGGCGAACTTTGTCGCCCTCACTGCCGCAGGCGCATACACAGTGGATTGGGGCGACGGCACCACGACGAACCACGCCACCGGCACCACGGCGCAGCGGCAGTATGACTATTCCACAATCAGCAGCGCAGGCGAATCAACGCTTGGCTATCGCCATGTTCTGATTCAGGTGTACCCGCAATCCGGCCAGAATCTGACCAGCCTTAATCTTCAAGTGCGACACAATCAATCTGGCATTTCCGCATACGCAACCGGGTGGCTCGACATTGCGATCAATAGCAGCAACCTCACCTCGCTGACGATCTCCAGTTCCACACTAGGACACCCATACCTACAGCAAGTCGCGATTGGTCAGCATGCGATTACCAATGCGACTTCCCTGTTCGCGTGGTGTCCAGCCCTGCAATCGGTGCCGCTGTTCAACACAGCAAACATCACCAACATGAGCAACATGTTTCAAAGTTGCTCCTCACTGCAATCGGTTCCGTTTTTCAACACTGCGTCCTGCACGAACATGTCTGCCATGTTCGGATCGTGCCGTCGCCTGCTCTCTGTGCCGTCGTTCAGTACCGCGGCAGCGACGAACATGTCCTCAATGTTCACTAACTGCATGTCGTTGCAGTCGGCTCCGTTTATGAACACCTCGGCAGCGACGAACATGTCCTCAATGTTCAACAACTGCGTGTCGCTGCAGTCGGTTCCGCACTACAACACGGCGGCCTGCACGAACATGCAATCAATGTTGTCAGGCTGCTATTCGCTGCTCACGGTGCCGCCGTTCAACACTGCGGCCTGCACGAACATGAGTTCAATGTTCTTTGCTTCATCTGCGCTCACGACCGTCCCGTTTTTCAACACGGCAAACGTCACCAACATGGCTGGCATGTTTAACCAGTGCCACTCGCTGGTGTCGGTTCCGCTGTTCAGCACAGCAGCGGTTACGGACATGAGCAACATGTTTCGGCTGTGCTACTCGTTGACCACCGTTCCGCTGTTCAGCACAGCAGCCGCCCAGAACACCAGCAGCATGTTTTCTGGATGCACTGCACTGACCTCTGTTCCTCAGTTCAATCTCGCGGCCTGCACAAATGCGAACAACATGTTTGTGGGTTGCACTGCGCTGGCCACGGTTCCGCTGTTTAACCTCTCGGCCTGCACGAACATGACCGCCCTGTTTAGCGGATGCACAGCACTGGCAAGCGTGCCTGCGCTCGTCACCTCCGCAGTGACGAGCGGAAACTTTGCGACGATGTTCGCCACATGCACCGCACTCTCCTCCGCGCCCCTGTCAGGCACCAACCAGAGCATCAGTTATTCGGGTTGCAAACTCAGCGGCACCGCGCTCAATGCGATCTACACGGGACTCTCGTCAAGCGGTGCTGGGAAAACGATCACGGTGACAGGAAACTACGGCACTGCCACACACACCACCTCTATAGCCACAGCCAAGGGGTGGACCGTAACGGTCTAGCACCATGCCTTTCTGCAAGATCGACGCTATCGGCGATTTCTTCGTGGCACCGACTGCGGTCTACGCACCGGGGTTCACGCTCCTCGCAGAATCCCACGCCTCATACCAGTACCCCGTCGATGGCTGGTATTGGTTCGACAGCGAGGGGCAAGCCCGCGAGGTATTCGGCCTGCCACCGGCACCGCCGCCACCAGTTGAGACAGAGGAGCCGCAATGACACGCACCCGAATCACACTCGATGGTCTGGCAGACCAGAGCGTCACCACCGCCAAGATCGCTGACGCCTCGATCACCACCGCCAAGATCGCCGCCGGTGCAGTTGTCGAAGCGGATTTGGCGAGTGCCAGCGTCACCTACGCCAAGATGCAGAACGTCGCTGGCGACCGCTTGCTTGGGAGATCGAGCGGCACAGCCGGTGTCTGCGAGGAGATTGTCTGCACATCCGCAGGGAGGGCGTTGCTCGATGACGCCAGTGCCGCCGACCAGCGCACCACGCTGGGGCTTGGATCGATCAACGATGTGTCTGGGAACGTGGGCATCGGGACCGCAAGCCCCTCTTGGCGATTGCACTTGTACCACTACACAGCCGACTGCGTGGCAATCGTGCAGGGGCGCGGCGTCCCGTTCGGCGGCACTGGCAAGGCCGCGATGCAACTCGACGTTGACGGCCACGGTGGATTTGCCCTCCAAGTGGACGCGACCAGTGGAACGCGATTATTCCGGCTCCGCAGCAACGGCGGATATGGAGCGGGGGATTTCGATTGTCTTGTCGTGTCCCCAACTGGGCGAGTGGGAGTAGGCAACTCTAGCCCGCAAAATGTCCTCCACGTTGATTCATCTGCCAGTTTCTCCCCGCTCACAGTCGGCGGCAGCGATGCCGTGGGTGGCATTGAATTTCGCAACACCGGAGCAACGCTTGGCTATATCCATTACGACACCACGCCCAGCATGATCTTCCACGTTGCCGCATCGGAAAAGATGCGAATCTTGACCAACGGAAACGTGGGCATTGGCACTTCCGCACCGGCGACCAACCTCCACATTGTGGAAGCCACTCGACCGGACATTCGACTCAGCGGTGCGGGGCCGACGCTCGATGTGTTCACCACCACGGCAGCGGCCTATGTCGGCACAACCACCAGCCACACAATCGCCGTGCGGACAAACAACGTGGACAGATGGGCGATTGACGCGAACGGCAATTTCTCATCCACGACACAGGGCGGCACGACACTCCTGCCCCAATTCCAGTGCCGCGCGTGGGTGGCGTTCAACGGAACCGCCGACAGCGATGGCATTGCATCAAGCGCAACCACGCCACGGTTCATTCGCGCCAGCGGGAACGTGACAAGCGTCACGAGAAACGCCACGGGCGACTACTCCATTGCGTTCAACAACGCGATGCCAGACGCAGAATACTGCTGTGTTGGCACCTGCGGAACAGGGGCAGTTGGACACACGATTGCGGTGCTTCGCCACGGCCTGTCCTCCACCACCGCCGTGCGCGTCACCACGATTTTTGGTAACAGCACGACCACCACTGGCGTTGCGCTGGAAGCGACCTACGGCCATGTCGCGATCTTTCGTTAATGCCCATAAACGAGGGTAGGAGACACGGCCCATGGCAGAAGCCCAAAATTACCTCGCGGAACTGAATGCGGCACGGCAGCGGGCGCGTGGGGCCGTCCGCAGCCGGATCGACCAGATCATCGATCCCATGCAGAGCGCGGCAGAGATGGACCGCCTGCAAGGCACGAGCGTGATGCAGACCACGGGTCAGGTAGACCCCGGCGTCCAAGGCGTATTCCGGCTGGCTGGTGGTGGCGGCGGCTCTGCTCCAGTACGCACCGCAGTAGGCGGCGGCGAGGCTCCGATCACTGCCACGGCTGGCCCGCTCCAGCGGCTCTTCGGCGGCGGCGGGCAGACTGTTGTCAGTCAGCCCGCGCAGTCCACCGGGCAGTGCCAGATCATCAACGGGCGGCGGGTCTGCCCCGGCTCGTCGCAAGCCACCGTTGTCCCGCAGGAATCTATGGGAAGCACGGTGGAGTACTCCGCCCCTGTAGCCACGACGGTGGGCCAGTACGCACCTATTGAGTACGCGACCAATCCCAACGCGATGGACCCCAGTTACCTTTTCTCGCGCGCCCTCCAGCAAGGAGATGCGGCGACAGCGTCTCGCGCAGCGGGTAACGCACGTGTATCTGCCATGGAGTCTCGTGCTGCGTCTGGTGCTGCCGGTCTTGCCGGGGAAGCATTGGCGGCAGAGCAGCGAGACAAGGACCGCGACCTCTCCCGGTACTTGGATGACACTTACAAGGGGCCGCTTCTGAAGTCGGAGGCTGCGCTGAACTACGTGATGGCCGGGGCGACTCGCAACACATATCCTGTCGGCCAACTCCAAGATCGCGCCCAAATTGCCTCCGAAGTTTTTCAGGGACGCATGTCGCACAACGACTACGCTGACCTTGTCGTTCGCCAGCATGCTGCATCCGCTGGGTTCTCCGACGAAACGAAGGACCGCAAGCGTTCCGTGCAGCCCAACCCTGCGATTACGGGAGAAGGAAAGTTGGAGCAAGTGCGGAAGGACGCACTTCGCGAAATCAGTACCGGCTCGATCATGTATGGACTTATGCAGGCCAATCGCGGACTCCAGCAGTTGGCTGACACACCCGAAGGTCAGTTTCGGCAGATGGATTTGTCCGCGAGTGTGCCTGACTCTATTGGCCTGTCTCCTGCTCTGTCTGGCATCGCTCGATCTTACGCCGCAAACGGCGCGTTCAAGGGCGACCTATCCTCCGTCGAGCAGTCACTGCGCTCCGACCTCAACCGGCTGAACGGGGCAGTGTCGGACTACTTTGCCGATGAGCGAAGGAACGACGCCGACTTCGCTGCACTCCCTGCCGCCCGCCAGCAAGAGGAATTGAACGCCGCCAGACAGCGCGGCCTTTCCACTGCCACCGTCATCTTCAACCACGCCAACAATCAGATGCAGGCGTGGTGGGGGCAGTCGCAGCGAGGCGAATTCAACGAGGCCGATCCGTACAAGCCGCTTCGTGGTGGAAAGGCAAAGAGCCAAGACGGGTGGTGGCCGAATATGGACTTCTCCACACCCAAGCCGGTGGACAGCAATGACACCCTTCCGCCACCGAAGCAGCAGGCGGCACCCATTGATGAGGCGAAGCGAACATGAGCGCACTTATCCCCGCGTTGATCGAACTGCTGATGAGCCGCATGCGTGGTGGCGGCGGTGGCGGCGGTGGTGGCGGCGGCGGCGGAGCGGGTCGTGCGCCAATGTCCGAAGCCGACAAGGACGAGAAGTACTGGGATCGGGAACTGTTCAAGATGCCAGACCTCGATGATGCAGAACGTGCATCCAATGCCCGCATCCGCGAAATGAACTCCCGCCCAATCCCGAAATTGTAAGACATGTTCGGACTTCTTGGCGGTCTACTGGGCGGCGCGATGCGCGGCGCAATAGCGCGACCGCGAGGGGGCGGCGCATTGAGTGGCCTGCTTTCCCAGCGGCGTTCCGGTGGTGGCGGTGGCAGTCAGCCACGCAACACAGAGCCGATGCAGAGCAAGGCGGCTCCGGCCCCGCAGGAGCAGCAGGAGCAGTCCGGGCAGGACAAGCCGCAGGAGCAGCAGCCGGAACCCCAGCAGCAGCCTCCAGAGAAGGCTCCTGTCGAGACGCAGTCCTCGCAGATCGAACTGCCCAAGGTGCAGCAGCAGGCAACACAGCAAAGCCCCCTGAAGGGTCTGGCTGACGATCCTGTTGCGGCACCCACCCCAACAAAGCGGGCGGACGAGCCAATCCCCGAGCCAGCGCAGATCGTCAACAAGACGGCAATGCCCACTCCGGTCGCTCGACCAATGGACGAGCAACTTGGCTCCACTCCGACCATGCTCTCGCAGGACGGGGTGCAGAACCAACTCATGGACTCTGGCTCCAACCGCCAGATATTTGAGTTCCAAGAGGCCAATCCAGCGAGACAGCCTGACCTTCCGAATCAGACCATGTCGGCGGACCAAGGCTACCGCTACCAAGGGCCGACTACTGTCGAGGGCGCGATGCCCGCGCGCAGGTATCGCACGAGGGTTTAATGAGCGACTTGCTAAACGACATTCGCTCGTCCCCCGCCCGACGCCGCTATGAAGCGATGTTTGGCCCCGCGCCAGCATCGCGGGCAGCGGCTGACTATCTGCCGGAAGAGCAGAAGGAAAGCATGATGGCGTACCTTGCCCGCCAGGGCGGTGGTGCGCTGGCTGGAGTTGGCAAGACTCTCGACACTCCGGGTGCCATCTTTCGCGGCGTACTCGCTGGCGATCCCCTCTCTGGCCTCAGTTGGGACGATGACCGTCGCGTGAGCGGCGAGGAACTGCTGACCAAGTACGGGCTGCTCAACGACAAGTCGAACCCGTGGCTGGCGAGTGGTGCAGGGCTGGCGGCTGAAATCGCCCTCGATCCGTTTGCCATGGCGAAACTCCCTCTACAGGCTCTCACTGGTGCAGGCCGTGCAGCCAAGGCGGCAGGCATCCTCGACTACGCATCCGACGCCGTCACCAAGTCGATGGGGTTTGACGAGGCACTGAAGGCTGCACAGAACACTCGCACCGGCAGGGCGGCGTACAAGTTCCTTGGCGACCTCTTGCCCGCTGGCAAGGGCATCAACCCCGAGAACGTGAAGTACCGCCCGCTTGTTGGGCCGCGTGTCGCAAGAACGAAGGCCACGCTGGAGGAGACGATCAACGCCGCCCCCGATCCTGCCAAGGCAAAGGAAGAGGTACTCAATTACCTTCGCGCCAAGGGCGTGAGCGAGGACGGGGTTGCCTCCGCCTACGACTCGCTCAAGGGGCAGAACCTTGGCGGAGCGTTCGGTCTTGGGTACTTCAACTTCGTGGACCCGATCATCTTCAACCCCAAGGGGGCGGAGCCGTACCTCGATGCGCTCGATGCTCTTGGGCAAAGCGCACGCTGGTCTGCCCCGGCCCGCGCGCTCAGTCGCTTCGCTGACAAGCGCGTGGATGGCGAGATGGCTGCGAAGGAACAACTGTTTGCGATGAAGCGGATGGACCGGGTTGCAAAAGCCTCTGCCGACCAAGAGGTCAAGGCTGCTCAGAATCTGCTGATGGTGCAGTCGGTTCCGCTATCCCCCGCTGCGAAGACCCTGCTTGGCGGAGACAACCTCGCTGGCGAAGAGGGCAGGAAGTTTCTGCGGCGCATGTACGAAGGAGCGCATACCGCATCCGATCTGCGCCTGCGTGATGCGATTGGCCCGCAGCAAGTCGATGCACTCGTGCAGAACTGGGACAGCATCCGCACCGATATTGCGAATCAAGCCGCCGCTCGCGGCATGAAGACCGCCAAACTGGTGGATCAATACGGTGGGCGGTGGAGTCCTCGCCGCGCACTGGAGGCCGACTTCGGTGAGTACGGTTCGGGGGCTGGGCGAAAGACGCTGAACACTCGCACACTGGAGAACGAGGCTCGCCAGCAGTATCTCAGCCTCCCCGGAGTCACCACCGACATCGAGGAGATTTCGCTGCTACCGGCGGTCCAGCAGTTCATCAAGGAGGGACCGGCCAGCAAACTGTCTGTCGATGATGTGGCGGTTGAGATCAAGAAGTTCATCGACGCCAAGCATGGGCCGAATGCCGCTGACCCTCGCGTCGTGCCGTTCAAGACCTTCGTTCCCAAACTGGACGCCAGCGGCAACCCGGTGATGGAGACGGTGCTGGACGAGGCTGGCAAGCCGAAGATGGTTGCGGAGCGCACGGCCAACGGAAAGGTTGTCATCGACAAGGCGACCGGCCAGCCGAAGATGATCGAGAAGACAAAGAAGGTGATCTCTCCCGATGAGGTGATCACCATGAAGCAGGCGCAGAAGATCGCCCGCTTTATGATGCGCAAAAGCCCCGACGTTCCCGACAACATCGGGATGTTTTCGGAGAATCCGCTGAAGGGGCAAGCCCGCGCAATGGTGTCGCAGGGTGTGGCCCGCGAGAACGCGGACTTCATCAATGACTCACTAGCCGAAGCGGCAGTCAAGGCTGGGGACGGCTTGGATGCCAACTCTGTCGCCGGGACTCGATGGGTTCCGATGGACTCCGCGCTTCTGCGGATAGCCAACGAGACAGGATTGCAGACGCGCAAGGGCGGCAAGGCAGTGTCGAAGGTGGTGCAGGAGCGACTCCAGCAGAAGATCGCACAGTTGGAGGGAATTGCCGATCCATCAACGGTCAACCTCAAGAACTACGCCCTGCCAGAGGATGTGCATGACCGCCTGACCCGCATCAAGGATTTTTACAACAGCCCTCGTGCGCAGGAAGACGTTGTCACGCTGTTCGACCAAGTGACGCAACTGTTCAAGGGCTTCGCACTCGCGTTCCCCTCCACCAAAGTGCGCGATTTTTACTCCAATACTTTTCTTGTGTGGACACAGGTCGGCAACGGGTTCGACGTTGGCATCGGCATGTCTGCCGCGAACAAGGTGCTGGCAGGGAGCCTCGACCAAGCAGCCGCCTCTCTTCGACAGATACCACGCTACAACGTCGCTGACGCTGCGGAACTACAACGCCGTGTCGCAGAGGACGTTTCCCGTACTGGCATCCTTCGCTCCCTCGCGTCCAACGATCTGCTCACCACCAATCGGTCGGCACTGATGAACCAGTTGGTGCCGGGTTCTTCCCCGATGCGGGCGGGTGATTGGGCGCGTGAACTGATTCCCGATGGCTCGCGCTCTCCGATGGAGATGCTTTCCGATCAGTTCCAATTCCGGGGCATGCAACTACCCGGTCAGTCGAAGAAGGCGTTTGAGACTCGCAACGCCATGCTGAACGCCAGCCAGAAGGCAAGCGATTGGACCGATAGCGTGGCGCGACTTGGTGGCATGTTCGCTCTCATGCGGCAAGGCGTGTCTGCCGACGAAGCGGCGAAGCGCATGATGAGTGCGCTCGTTGACTACGGGTCTATGACCATGCTGGAACGCCAGACGCTGCGGAGAATTTTTCCTTGGTATGCCTTCCAGAGCAGAATTGGAAAGTTCGTGGCGCAGGAACTGGCGCAGAACCCCGGCGGCGGATACGCGCAGACGCTGCGCGCATTCAACACACTTCAGAAGAGCGACGAGGACACGTACATCCCCGAAGCCTTGCGTCAGCAGTTTGCGTTTCGTGTACCAGATGCGGCCAAGCCGTACCTTGGCATCTCTCCCGACTCGCAGGCCACGACGTTCCTCAAGGACATTGACGTTCCGGGGTTTGACGTTGGCTCTCTTTGGGGATCGGCACCCACCGCATACGGCACTGTACAGAGTACGGCCTACAACCTGTTGCAGCAGACGAATCCGTTCATCCGCTCTGCGGCGGAACTCGCAACCGGCATCGACACCTTCTCCCGCCGCCCGCTGGAACAAGCGGTGACGCCGCTCGACCGAATCTATAAGAAGGTCACCGGCTCCGAGACTTCGATGAACCCCCTGCTTCGGCAGTTGATCAATGTCTTGCCGGGTCCGCAACAGCGGATCATCTCTCTGGCCGGGGGTCTGATGGATGACCGGCTCCCGCTCCAGCAGCGGATCGCCAAGCAGGCGTTCAACACGCTGGCGGGCATGAAGTTGCAAGACGTTGACCCGGCGTGGCAATTGCAAGACGCCCGCCGCCTTCTCACCCAGCAACTGGGAGAGTTCATGCAGGACTACACAGAGTCCTACATTCCCGAGAAGGTCATCCCGCAAGTGCCGCCAGAACTCCTGCCGCAGTACCAGTTGTTCCGCACGCTTGGCCGCGATCTAAGAGAGGCACGTAAGTGAGCGACATCATCCGACTCGCAAAGAGCATCTACGGACAGAACTACGGCAGGCTGGCAGAAGACGCCGGTCGCGTGAAATCCGAATACGTGGCAGCGGGCGGGAACCCGGAGGATGTGTACAGCCCGGAGCGGACGGCGGCACTCTCCAACGGAGGCCCGCTCTCCCTGCTCCGGGCCGAAAGCACGATTCGGAATGACGGCAGCATCGCCGCCCCTTATGTGCCTACGCCTTTAGCCGTAGCCACAAACATGATTGAGCCATCCGCACTGCCTGCGGTGGTCGAGGCGAACCTTCACGGGATCGACACGGTCAGCAGCGGGAAGGACACGGCTACTGGAAAGGGATTCGCAATCGGACGCGACCCGAATGGAAACGTGGTGAAACTCCTGCGATGAGTTGCTTAATCCGACACGTGCTGATCACGCCGCAGCCGCGCCCCACTTCGGAGGACGCGCCCGTGATTCGCTACCCCAACACGGCGGGCTTGCTCACTTCACAGGTGGAGTCACAGCAGCGGTCTACAGAGCGGTCAATCGCAAGAATGATTCGCGCTGGCAGACAGCCCGCAGTCGCTGATTCCGTACAGCCCATTCGCCTGCCGAGCAACAACAACTTCTTCATCAACCTACCGATCGCATGAGCGACACCATCCGAAAACTGAAGAGCGGGGCGTGGAGCCGCAAGGAGGGCAAAGACCCTGACGGTGGCCTGAACGCCAAGGGACGCGAGTCCTATAACCGCGAGCATGGGGCCAACCTCAAGGCTCCGCAGCCAGAGGGCGGGCCTCGCCGCGATTCTTTTTGCGCTCGCATGGAGGGGATGAAGAAGAAGTTGACGAGCAAGAAAACAGCCAACGATCCCGACTCGCGAATTAACAAATCCCTACGCGCATGGAAGTGCTGACATGGTGCTAGACCCGCAAGCCGTACACCGCTTTCGCCACGATCCTTTTAATGCGGAGACGCCTCTGCCCGCCGGGATGGAGTTGCCAGCAGGGTTCCATCGACCGGCCCCGCCGCCCAACCAGCAGCCGATGCAGAGCAACATTCGCGGTCTGATCCAGCGGCTGCGTGGCATGAACCCCACCCCGGCTGGCGATCCGCCCCCAGCCGAGGCACCGCCATTCGCTCCCGGCCCGCCGGTTCGGTCGGTCCTGCGGAGGCCGTAGTGCTGCACATCACGCCAGACACTACGGTTGTGATCATCGGTCCACCGGGCAGCGGCAAGACCACCGTGGGCGAGTTGCTGGCAGAGCAGAGCGCACTGCCCCTGTACTCGACCGACCGATACTTGGGCTACGGTCACATCAAAGCCCTGTACTGGGTCATGCAGGAGATCGGTGACGTTGGCTGGATCGTGGAAGGAATGATCGGCTACCGCCTGCTGCGCAAGCGAAAGCAGTTGGGCATGCCAGCACCGGACATCGTGATCCAACTAGACGCCGCTGACGCCGACATACTGGAGGCGTACCGGCAGCGGAACCGGCACTGCAACATCAACCACCTCCGCAACTTCTGCAAAGCCCACGAGACGGTGCTGAAGGAGTATGTCCTGCTCGACGGCGACATGCCCAAGATTTGGATTCACTGCAAGAGCAGGCAGGCTTGTCACCTAATCGGCGGCGGTCCTTCCGGCACCGCCAACAACGATTCGTCAATGTAGTGACGCACCGTCGTGGCACCGTCGCCATGCTGAAGGTACGCCCTCGCGCTCCCCGGCGTGGCCCGCTCCTTCATGGTGGCGCAAGAGCGGCGGAGAAACTTCATCGTGCCGCTGAACTTGTGTCGCTCCCGAAACGCGGCCATGCAAAGGAATGCCCTGCGGCGGGTGAGGAACCACCGGAACAACGTGCCGTCAGGAGAGGCGTCCGCCAGTTGCTTGGCCTGCTGGACTGCGTACTCCGACAGCGGACGAATGAACGTCTTCCCTGTCTTGTGAGCAGTGCCAACCACTACGCAATCACGTATCTGATCGATGTGCAACTCATGCACATCTTGAAATCGCAGGCCACTGTCATACGCAATCGTGATCCACGCTGGGAGAAAGTCGCAGACACGCTTCTTGTGACGCACGCTGATCACTGCCTCGTCTTGCTCCGCACACTCAAGCATTCGCGACAGTGTTGGCATCGCCCACGCTTGCGTGGGTTTCGGCGCAGCCCTGACTCTCATCACTCGCAGCGGAGGCTCGTCCGTCAATCGTTCTTCAAATGCATACCGCCAGAGCGTAAGTGCTTCACGGCGAATGTTTTGCTTCGTCGTAGAAGTCAGGCTTGACAGGCTGACGAGCAGCCGGTTCAAATGTTCAGCCTGCAAATCGGAAACGGATTCGATTCCGGCTTCAGTCATCTTCCGCACGGTGCGGTTCAGGGACTCGCGGTAGCGGCTACCGCAATCCCGACCGCCCACATAGGCAGCAAGGAGGTCTGTCAGTTTCATCGTTGTGCATCGGGGACCGCCTAATACATAGGGTTGCACCCCCCTTGCGCAGGTCAACCTGTTCGTAACCATATTCCCCCCATTTGAAGGATCAGTTTTGTGACGCCTTTAACGAGCGCGCAAACTGATGAAGGGCAGCAGCACCGGCTTCATAAGCCGGGTGTCGCCGGTTCAAATCCGGCCGCCGCTACTACTCATCAGATTTGCCACACCCCAGCGGAGGAGTACCACCGCTGGCCCGAAGTTTCTTGCAGCCAGTTGAAGGCTCTTCGTGAGTCCCCGCTGGCATTCTACTTCCGCTTCATAGCACGAAGCGCACCCCCCCACAAGAGTGACGCTCTTGCATACGGGACGCTCCTCCATTCGTGGGCGGAAATCGGTGAGTCGGAGTTCTGGCCCAAGGTCGTTGTTGCCCCGGACACTTTGGTAACGGCGACCGGCGCACTCTCCAAGAAGGCTGACGAGTGGCTTGCCAGACTTGAGCCGGGGGTGATCCCGATCTCCCCAGCCGACCACGCCAAGTTGCGTGAGCAGACCAAGCGGCTGCTCGACAACCCGGATGTGGTCGAGATTCTGGAAGCCAGTACGGATGCAGAGTTCAACATCCGTACTACGTGGAACGGGCATGCAGTGCGTTGCCGTGTGGACGGCTGTACTCCCGCGTTCTTCTACGATTGGAAGACCACTCGCGATCTGAACCCGATGCGAGATTGGTGGCGCAGTGCCAAGCAGTTTGGATACCACCTCCAATCTGCCTTCTATCAGCACTGTGCCGAAGTGGCTGGATGGCCTCGCCATCGCATGCGCTTCATCGTGACCAGCACTGTCTGGCCCTACGACAACGCTGTTGGCGTATTGCCCGAAGAGTGGTGTGAAGCGGGGAGGAAGCAGTGCATTCGTCTTCTTGACGAACTGCGCACCCGCATGGATTTCGATCAGTGGGCGAACGTCAATCGCTCCACTGAAGTTCAAGAGTTCCCGTTCCCGGCCTATGCATTGAAAGGAGAAGAGTGATGCCACAAATTGGCAACTTGATGGTGAGTGTGTATCGGGAGGAGTCGAAGCATTGCAGCGAATTGATCGCTGCAATGTGTGCAGCCCAGCCCGAATTTGAGCCTGTTGTTCTCGATAGCACGGGCTATCGCAATGGGCAGAAGTACAGGTACGCCTCGATCAAATCGATCCGCCGTGCCACACAGGTTGCGTTGGCGAAGCATGGCCTGCTTTGCCACCACATCTACGGGCATAGCGACGAGGGCGAGTACGTGGTCACGGTGCTGCGTCACGTGAGTGGCGAGTACATCGCGTCCACGCTGCGTATCCCGTCGAAGGACGATGTGCAGGAGAGCAAGGCAGCGAAGACGTTGCTGTGCCGCACCGCCATCGAGGGGCTGCTTGGCATCGTGACAGAGGATGACGATGACGGCGCATGCGTCACCGTCGATCCGGCCAAGCAGTCTCAGTGGAAGAGCAACCTCGACCTTGCACTCAAAGCAATCGCGAGTGCCAGAAGTGAGGCAGACGTTATCCGCTACGCCACCCTGGCTGCGGATCGGATCAAGGAAGGAACCATGGCGCAGGACGCCATGGTCGAAATCAACACCAAGTGCGATGAACGTCGCGCGCAACTTCAAGGAGGAAAGAATGTTGACAACGCACGATTTGCTGGAACTGAAGGCCCGGATGCTTCTCGCAGCCGAGGCGGCTCACCAGATCGTGAGCAAGGAGGAGCCGCTGCAACTGGACGAGCAGACGTTCGCTCTGGTGACAAGCGCACTGTCGGCACTGCGGGCTGACGCCCGCGCACTGCTTGCGGAGGTGGACATCCTCCGGGGCATGACCACTGGTTCGTTCGATTCCCTTTTTCAGGAGCATGAACATGGACGTTCAGCAGATGTGGGAGCAGTGCAGCCACAAGAGGTTGCGTCAGGTGGCGGAGGAGAACGGCCTGACGAGCCAAGCACTGGTAGCCCTGTTCGATCTGGCGGGGCTGACGGGGAGGAGGGCGGCGGACCCAAGCCCAAGCGAAATCGCCGCCGCCGCAAGAGTGATTCGGGAGTCGTGGACACCGGAGGTTGAGAGGCAGCGTTGGATTGCTGCCAAGACTCCACAGGGAATGGTCTGACAAGGAGGTGCCGCATGCAGGGCTGGATGGATTTCATGGAGGGAGAGGTCGAACGTGCGCCCAAGCCGTATCGACCACGCCCGTACCAAGTCGAGGCCAAGGACCGTGTAAAGGCGCACTGTCAGACCACTGACAAGACCGCCCTCTACATCGCGACCGGGTGCGGGAAGACGGAAATTGCAGCCTTGTTATGCCAAGAGGATTGGTCAGGGAAGGGCCACCTCTTCATCACACCGCGCAGAGAACTGGTGCGTCAGTCGGCTGACCGCCTGACTCTGCGCGGTGTGCCATGCGGCATCGAGATGGCGGAGCAGCGTTCGGACGAGCGCACCACCGTGGCCTGCTACCAGAGCCTGCAAAGCAGGCAGCGGTACAGGAAGTTCCTTGGGACCGTTGGCCTCGTGATCGTGGACGAGAGCCATCTGAACTACAGCGAGTCCGCCCTGCGAATGCTGGCGGAGTTCCGCGAGTGGGGGGCAAAGGTGGTGGGCATGACTGCCTCCCCCCCGAAGAAGAAGAACGTCACCCTGCACGAACACTATGGCGATGCAGCCTATGTCTATGACTACGGGCAGGCAGTCGCGGACGGGTATCTCGTGCCGTGTGAGTTAAGCCTTTGCCTTCTGGAAGACCTCGACCTCTCCGGGTTCAAGGCGTCGTTCGGCGGCGAAGACCCGGACTTCAACCAGAGCCGCATTGCGCGACTCATGGAGAAGAAAGCCATCGTCGCAGGCGTTGGCAACATGGTCGCACAGTACTGGGAAGAGAAGCCTAGTGTTGTCTTCTGCTCCTCGATCCAGCAGGCAGAGTTGGTTCGCGACGATCTCTGCGGGCGTGGCATTCATGCGTCCATCGTCCATTCGCAAATGGATGCCGAAGAGCAGAGGCTGCACCTCAACGATTTCATGGATGGATCGTCACAGGTCGTTATCAACGTGGGCATCCTAACACTGGGATGGGACGCGCCACATGTCGTGAACCTATTTATCGCGAGGCCCACCGCCAGCGGGTGCCTCTATATCCAGATGTTCGGCAGAGGGACTCGCTGCCTGCCCGGAGTGATCGACGGGCTGGACACGGTGGAGGAGCGGCTGGCTGCGATTGCTGCATCCGCAAAGCCGCACTTCCGGGTGTTCGATATCACAGACGCATCGCGGCACAACGATCTGAAGACCGCGCTCGATGTGCTGCGGCCCAATCTCGATGACCGCTTGATGAAGCGGATGCGCCGCCGCATGCAGCGTGGGCCGGTTGCCCCGCAGGAACTGGATGCCGTCATCAAGGCAGAGGCCAAGGCTCTCGCGGCGGAGCAGGCAGCGATTGACGCGCTGGAGATGCGGAAGCGTGGCAACGTCTACGTGGGCGGCACGGTGGTGGCGTATGAGCGAGACACGTTCGCTGACGCCGAGACGCACCACCGCAGGAAGGTTCACGATGTTTGGTGGATGACGTTCGGTCGCTTCAAGGGGCGTGGCTTCAAGGCCATTCACGCTGAAGCCCCGTGGTATCTGCCTTACATGCTGAAGAAGGGCGTCATCAAGGACGAGGGTCTGGCCCGCAACATCCGCAAGTTCCTGTCCACCCGTTAATCCGGCGCGCACTGGAACAACGCCGCTCTTGACAAGCATTTAGGTTTCTAAGTGAAGCCCCAACTGGCACTCGCCCCACGCCCCGCCGACGCACAATTCCGGCGCGCCGTGGAAGAGAAACGAAAAGGCAGTTGAGGCAGGCGACACCCAGCGGAGTGACCCGGTTAACAGGGACCGGGCAACCGCGCTGGCTACGCGATTGCGGTGGTAAATCGCACACAGGCTCTGTTGCCAAAGACTGCCACCCAGCGGTGGGAAAGACCAGACGGCTACGGCCAGAGGGAGAAACGACACCGCTTGCCACGCGCCATAAACGTGGCTTTTGTGCCGGGTTGCCCCGGTCTGTGCTGATGTATCTCTGTCAGTGCCAGAGCCAGAGCAATCTCCATGAGCGTCCGAATGATCTTCGACCGAAAAGAAAATCGTTGTCGCTCTTGACACGCAAATACAACGAGAGAAAGGCAAGTTAACCCAGAGGATTACCCATGAAAGCAAGCATGATTTTCGGCGGTCTTACGGTCACTGCGGAAGGCGACACGAAGGAGGTCTTCGTGGAGTTGGCTGCTGCTGCGGAGGTGTTCGGCCAGAACGTCTGCGGCTCGTGCGGATCGGAACACACTGCCCCGGTAGTTCGTGATGTGGACGGCGTCACCTACTACGAGATGAAGTGCCACTCATGCGGCTGCACTCTGGGCTTCGGGCAGACCAAGGTCGGCGGTCGGCTGTTCCCTCGCCGCAAGGACAAGACCGGCGATTGGCTCCCCAACCGTGGATGGGCTGACCACCGTGCCAAGTACCAGCAGCAGCCCGCCAGCGAACCCTTCTGATGATCCAGATCACAGCCGACATAGCGATCAACATTCATCCGCATGTCGCGGAGCAATGCGCCGCTCGTTTGTGCCACGACGAGAGCGAGATGCAGGGAGTGTTCAACCGAATCTCTCTGCTCTCGCTCTCGCCTCGCGAGCGAGAGCAGATGATCGCCTACGCATGGCAGGCCAGCGACGACGGTCAACACGTGATCGGCTGGGTCAGCGTCAGCGAATGGGTGGTCGGTAACGAGACGCGCATACAGGTGCAGGGATTCGTTGACCAAGAGTTCCGAGAGCGCGGACTAGCCAGCGCATTGGTGGCTTGTCTGTGCCACGACATGCCAGCGACACGACTGCCGGTGGCGGTGTTCTCGAAAGAGTTCTTCGCGATTGCACAGAGGTTCGGATGGAACGCCACACGGTACAGGTACGCCACTGATGGATGGCTGGGAGTTGCCACGACTGATGGGAGATACAGCACCAGACGGATTGACCCCGCAGGACTACATGCTGATGCACCAGAGGTGCGCGGTATGCCATTGGCCCGCGAACAGGAGGGGGAGGCGTCTTGAACTACATCACATCGTCGGTGGACCGGGCCGTAAAAATTTGCCAGACGGTTCAAATTTTCTCTGCATTTGTGGGCGATGCCATCACGCGCTTCATCATCAAGGGATGCCCGGATACAGCGACCTTGCAAAGGGCGCGATCCTTACGGCGAAGGTCGAAGAGGACGGGCCTGTCGATGTTGAGAAACTCGCGGCCTTGAAGCACCGGCGCGCACTGCCCTACGAACCAGAGCCAATACCACCAGAGTTTCTCAGTGACCGCACACGCAGGGGAGGCGATCCATGGCCGTGAATAGCAGAGCCAAGGGCTGCGTCGGTGAGCGCACCGCATGCCATGACCTCAAGGCTATGTTCGGCTGGGATGCCCATCGCACCCAGCAGAGGACCGGCTGGTCGGACGGCAACTCACCCGACATTGAAGTCGATCAGACGCCAGACATTTTTTGGGAAATCAAAAGAGTTGAAAAACTATGCGTTGCCCGTGCGCTGGCCCTCGCGGTGAAGCAGGCGGGCCGACGCTGCCCAGTAGTCATGCACCGCCCCAACCGGAGCGTGAACGGATGGATGCTGACGCTGCGCCTAGAAGACTTACCGAGGTTGGTTCATGCCTACACCTGCGCCATTGACTCCGAAGTTAAGGTCACTCATTCGCTGGCTGCGCCGCTACTTTCCGACACGCACCCCGGTGATCGTCCGCGTGGGTAACGTCCCCGGCGCGCACGGCATCTGCGAGATCGGAGAGGACCGGGCGTTGATACGCCTGACGCAAGGCAACGAACAGATGATGAAGGAGACACTGCTTGAGGAGTGGGCGCACGTGCTTCGGCACGACACCCCAGTTCCCTGCACCGACGATCACGACGCGATCTTCTGGGCGATCTTAGGAGCGGTCACCAAACAGTGGAGGGGCGAGTGAACGATCCCGACATGCAGATACTTCTCAGGCACATCTCTGATCTTCGGGAGGAGATCGAGGCAATCAAGCGCGCCCTTGCGTCGTTGCGTATCTCAACAGGGCATACAGGCAATCAGTGGTTCACACTACCACCACCACCAGTGAAGGGAGAGGGAGAGGAAGATGGACAGCGAGAACTCGATGACTGCGGCAGAGGAGTTGTTGCGTAAGACGATTGCGGCGGTTGACCAGCGGCGGCAAACGTATGGCCCGCCCGGTCAACACTTCGCCCGCACGGTCGGAATGATCAACGCACTGTTCGCTCACAAGTTGAAGGTGCCGCTCACCGTCGAGGAGTGGGCGCAGATCATGGTGCTGGACAAGTTGGCTCGACACCAAGAGCGGCCCATCGAGGACAACCCGCTCGACGTTGCAGGCTACGCAGCCTGTTGGTTTGAGTGCAGCAGCAGGAGGTGAATTTGACCGGCGCGTTAGACCAGATCATTGACGAGCAACTAGACCACGCCACCCCCGCAGAACTGGCTGGCGCGTACCGTGCGCTGTGTGGCATGATGCTCGTGTACTCCGCTCTGGCGTTTCGGAAGCGGCACATCAACCGTAACGACGATGCGTACCAGAAGAACGCCGCCAAGAACTGGCTGGCAAGCGGAGGCGGAGTCCTCACTTTCCCCGAGTGTTGCGAGGCTTGGGACATGAACGCCGGAAGGGCAGAAAAGGCCATTCGCGAGTGTGTGCCACGGCATTCCACGCTGCCCATAAATAGAGGGAAACCCGGAGGCTAGGGCATGGCAGTGGATAGCGACATTCTGAAGCAGATCGAGGAGTTCCTGACGGTCACCCGCGCCCGTGTTGCGGACGGCATCACGGTGGCGGACCTGACGCAGATCACGCTGGGCGGCATGCGTCTGGTGATCGGCCTGCTCGACCGGGTGAACATGCCCGGTGCGGACAAGAAGGCGGAGGTTCTGAAACTCGTCGCCTATCTGTTCGATCAGTTCTCCGACTCGTGCGTCCCGTTCCTGTCGAAGCCCCTCTGGTGGATCGTCAAGCCCGCCGTTCGTGCGCTTGTCCTCTCTGCCGCCAGTGGTGCCGTCGAGTTCCTGCTGCCAGTGGTGAGGTCCGCGCGATGATCGTCTGGATTCTGGTTGCCGTCGCCGTCGCCATCCTCCTCTGGCCGTCGAAGCCGCCCGCCCTCCCCTTCTCCCTGCCGGGGAAGCCTACCGGCCCGGACTACATGGAGTCAGTGCGTTGCCTTCAGGTGGTGACGCAGCGGCTGGCCGCAACCCAGCGGCTGAACGAGGCGGAGCGGAAGTCGCTCGACGCCATCATCCTCGCTCTCGCATCGGGGAGCGACGAATGAGATTCAAGATCGCCATGGGTTTGCTGGGTCTGGCTGCGGCCCTTTACTTCTTTACAGCCCCGACCCGGATTCCCCCTGGCCCGCCATCCCCGCCGCTGGAGATCGACCTGTCCTCCGGCTTTCAAGGCCCAAGGGCTGCGGACGATGCCGCCCTGCTATCGGAGATGGCTGCGGCAGTGGCGGAGAATATCGAGTGGGACGGCAAGCAGCCCGAGCCGCTGCTGAAGACGGCGCACTCGCTTGATCAGTTGCGCACCCGGACAAGGGAGTTCTTGTGCAAGGGCGAGAGCATTGGCGAACGCAACCCGAAGGTTCGCCAGATTGTGGGGGATTATCTGGAGTCGAAACTTGGCACCAGCGGGGGAGCAATCACACCAGAACAACGCGCCTCATGGGTGAGCGCGTATCGAGAGGTGTCGAGGGCTGCTTCCTATGCCATCGCGCACTAAACGCTGGCTGCTTGCCGCCCTCATACTGGGGTGCTTGTTCGCTGCATGGGTGAACGGCCCGCCGTCCGTCCAGCGGTACGGCTACAGCCCCGATCCTGACGGTGCCAAGCGGTTCGCCGCCGCCCTGCCCAAGCCCACTTTCGCAGCCGCCGCCCCGGAGGCCATGGCGAAGGCCACGCCACGGGATGTGTTCCTCTGGCGGGCAATGGATTCCGCCCACCGGGCGAGGTACGGCAAGCCCTTCCAGTGCAGCAACCAGAAGGATGTGGGTTCGTGCGTTTCACATGGAGCCGCACACGCTGTATATGCAAGCGAGTGCGTAGCATGGGCGTCCGGGGAGCGGAGCGAGATACCCTTCCTCGCACACCAAGGTGCGATATACGGGGGTTCACGTGTCGAGGCGAGGGGTCAGCCGGGTGACGGCGCACGCCCTTATGGGGGCTATTCAGACGGCTCCACGGGCTACCACGCCGCGAAGTGGCTGCGAGAGTGGGGGGTCATCTACAAGCGGCAGTACCCATCCACCGACTGCACGGTCAGCAACCCCGACATTGAGCGTGAGTACGGAGCGTATGGGTGCGGTGGCAAGGGGGACCAAGGCAGGCTCGACGCCGAAGCCAAGAAGGTGCCATGCCTGCACGTGGCGCAGGTCAAGACTTGGGCGGAACTGGTAGCCGCGATCACCTCCGGGCATCCGGTGACAATCGCGTCGAATCAAGGCTTCAGCAAGAGTCTTGACGATCAGTCATTCGACCGCCCGTCCGGGGTGTGGATGCACCAGATGGCTGTGATAGGTCTGCGCGTGGATCGCGAAGGCGCAGCCGTGATTAATTCGTGGGGAAACTACCTCCGCTACTCGTCGCCACGCTACCCGCACGATCTGCCAGACGGTGTGTTTTGGGTTGATCGCTCTGTGATGGAGCGGATACTGGCGCAAGGTGATTCATGGGCGATCAGTGAGGTGGCATTCAAGTACAGGGACATCAACCATACCGATTGGATGGATAGGAAATGAACAGGCTTGCAATTGTTCTTGCGCTGATCCTCGCGTTCGCCCTTGGTGGGTGGATCGGTGACGAATCGAGGCAGCAGCCGGATCGCCCGGTGTTGAAGTTCCTCGCCAAGGCTGCGCGCTGGGGGTTGTGGCTCATGGTGGTGGGTGAACCAGCCCCGCCGCAGGAGCCGAAGTACACACGCTCATTGTCGCCCGATCACATCGACCATCAGCGGAGCCTGTGATGCGTTGGCTTACGGCGTTACTCACCTGGATAGCGACTGACCCGGCGGTGGTGGATGCGTGCGCTGCACGATCCGCTGCCGCAGTGGAGTGCGCCTACGCCAGCATGTCTGTGGGCGGGAAGAAGCAGGGGGAGAATTGTCCGACAGGTAAGTGTCCTCCCTCCCATCGCAACTGAACCATGCCCCGCCGACTCACGCAGAAGCAGCAGGCGCAAGCCGAGGCTGCTATGCGATTCATACAGCCGACTGTTGCGGTGTTCGTGCGCCGCAATCCAGACCTTCGTCCATCCATTAGGCGAGTGGACATGGAGAGCGTGGCCCAGTACGCAGTGTGCATGGCTGCGTTCACGTATGACCCGGAGAAGTCGCAGCCGACCACCTACTTCAGCAGTGCCATCCGCCACGCACTGTACCGGGCTGTGTTGAATCAGCAGAAGTTGGATGGCCGGTACATTCCGACCGAAAGACTGTTTGAGCCGGAACCCAATCGGCACCGTACCCGCCAAGAGATGCGGGCGATGCGTGCGCTGCGGAGACTGTCGGCGCAGGACCGCACACTGCTGGAGGACAGACTGATCGAGCAAGTCACGCTGGAGCAGTTGTCTTCCGAGCAGCGGTGCGATCCGCGCACGATAGGAAAGAGAGTGCGACGGGCAATCGACCGTCTACGTGCGGCACAGGACGATCTGCCCTGACCGCCACTTGCGGCTGAACTCTTCCATGTTGGTGATGAGTGGGTAGTCAGCCATCCTCGCCCGCAACGCCCACTTCACCCGGTTGCCCGTGAAGAAACTCCGCTTGCAGGTGAACTGCTTCTGCGTGTAGTTCCACTGTGCGATCTCGTCATACGACATGCCACTGTCCCGCATGTCCTGCATGTGGTCGCACAGTTTCCTCTCCAGATGGTCAACCCGATAAGCCTTGGACTTGCGATCACCCACGATCTTCCACCCGATGGGGGCAGACCGTGAGTACGGCAGACCTTGCTGCCGCTTGATCGCGTTGTCCTCCTTCATCCTCTCGCTGACCACCCGCCGCATGAGTTGGGCGGAGAGCAGGAGAGTACCCTGCATGTACTCCGCATACGCACGGGGCATGCGGTCGAAGTCGATCATGGGCATGTCGAGCAGCACGTGCTTGACGCCCCTCGCCTCCAGCATGTCGAGCGTATGGAACCCATCCTTGCGGGAGCGGAACATACGATCCATGGCAGCAGTCACGATCATGTCCCCACGCTGGGCGAGGAGAAACACTTGCCGCCCGTACTCACGCTCTGCAAACGGGGATGAACCAGAGACGGCGGGATCGTAGTAGAACCCGCCCCACTCATACCCTTCTGGCTGAAGGTGCCGCTTGAAGTACTCCTCGCACTTCGCTTCCTGCACCTCCTTCGTCATGCCCTGCTTGTCAGTACTGTGCCGCCCGTATCCGTAGCACTTAGCCATCAGACTGCCGCTCCTTTCTTCGCACGAGGGCGATGGTCGCACAGGTGCCTAAGCGCACCCATGAACCAGACCGGCGTGTCATCGCCGTTCATCTCGATGATCTTCGAGCGCACAACCATCGGGTCTGTTCCCATCGGAACGAAGGACCGCAGTGTGCGATGGATGATCTTGTGATCTGGCTTCCACTCAACCCACTCTGCAACGTAATCGCAGACGGGGTATTCAGTCTCGTCCAGATAGAACCGCACTTCCTTCTTGCCTTCGGACATGAAGGCATCGCTGTTGCTAAACATTGACCGCTCCTTTCTTAGCGTAGTACTTCTGCTTCTTCCGGTACGCAGCCAACTTAGTCTTGGCGTAACGGAACTTCCTCTCCCACTCCGCCACCTTGGCATCGGCCTTCTCCGCCCTTCGCTCGACCAGTGTCTTCGGCACACGCCGCTTCCGCTCCTTGCGTGGCAGCGGCATCTGCGCCATCAGTTCGTACTGGGCTGCGTTGGTGCGCAAGTCACGCAACAGGCAATCCTCAAATCGGGACTGATTGCCGCCGCCCGTGTAGGCATAGCGAACCACAACGCCCAAGAGAGAACGCAGGTTCTGGCTTGGAAGGTCGGCAAACTTCCGAGCCTTTGAGAACGCAACAGTCGCAAACAAAGAGTCGATAGTCGGCTCTGCCGATGGCGTAGAGGCTTCGGTCCACAGTGCCGGGAGGTCAATCGCCCTTCGCTTGCCAGTGGAAACCACTGTCTTGGCAAACGCACGATCAATCGCTCCCTTCAAAATCCGCAGGGTGTTCCTGCGTGTCGGCGTCATCTTCATGCGAGAATCCTTTCAGTTCTTGGGTGTGGTAATCAACAGGACAATGAACACTGCCGCCGCGATGTAGGTAAGGGTGTCAGCCTGCATAGGTCGGCACCTCCCTTGTGAGGTCGATGACCTTCGCCCACGACGGTGGAGTCGAGTAACTCGACCGCTTGACCAAGGCCACGACGAGCCTCGCCCTTGTTGGGGTGGACGGCCAATCAGTCTCGCCATCGGTGACAAGGACGATGCAATCGGGACGGTGCTGCGTGTCCTCCTCCTCGATAGCCTTCGTCATGTCGGTGCCACCGTACCCCTTGAACTCAAACTGCGAGACGCTGGAGATGCGTCGTGCCGATTGACACACGTAGTCGAAAGCGATCACGCGGGGACGCTGCACCCGACGCAGTCCCTGTGCAATCGTGGTCATGGCCTTCGACTCCATGCCCTGCATGGACCCGGAGGTGTCGATGATGATCGAACACTCCGGTGCCAACCGCACGTAGCCCCTGCGTCGAGGCTGATCCTCCTGCTGCCTGCGATTGAGGCGGCGGTAGGTGTACTCCTCCACCCCCAGCGGCGAGGCGACAGAGCGTGACACGATGGACCGCAGTTCATCGAAGGGATTGGGCTGCGGATGGAGCCTGCACTTGAGACTCTTGCGAATCTCCCCCGGCACAGTGCCAGGGCGGCAGGATTCCAGTGCCTCGATCTTCTTCTCCGCCTCTTGCAGTGCATGCTCGACCATGGCCTGCTCGACTGCGGATGACTGCTTCTCGTACTCACGTGGCACCCCATCGCTGGCACTGCCCGCATCCATGGGGTCGAGCGGGTTGCCCTTCCCACGCTGCGGTTGTTCCGGCACGTGCTGGAATAGCAGGCCGTAGTACTGCTCGACCGTCATGCCATGTACCAATCCCGGTACATGGAGGAACTTCGTCTGCGTCCCCGGAATCAAGCCGTCGATGCGGATGATGCCCGAAGGTTCATGCACATCGTAGTGGCGGGACAGCATCTGCTGGATCACGAGGTCAGCGGCAAGGTTCCACGTGTACCGCTCCTGCTCCCCGTGCTGCGGCACTGCAAGTTTGAACCGCTTGCAGTGGGACAGCACGATGTGCATGACCTCGTGAAGCAGGCAGTACGCCACCTCCTGCGGGGTCAGGCTTTCCATGAACTCCGGGTTGCAGTACAGGCGGTTCGACTGATCGACAGCCATTGTCGGAACCTCCTGCGTCTCGACGGTACGCATCATCGAGAACACGTGAGTGAGGTACGGAACCCAAGACCGCAGCCGCAGTTTGGCTTTGGTCAGCATTCGCTGGACTGATGTGAGAGTATTCAAGCGACACCCCCAATCTGCGAAACGAGTTTCCCGTACCGGGCCAGCAACTTCTTCGGCACCCGGTAGTCCGGGTACGTGTTGGTAACGTCGCTCAACACCGGGCCGACGCAGTCGAGCATGCCGCGTTCGCCCATCTCGACCAGCGTCTCGACCGCATTGTCCAGACGCTTGGACGAGTGGTCATCGGCCAGCGTTTCCAGAATCCCCACGGGCAGGAAGATCAACTGATCGACACGGTCACCGTCGTAGTCGATGGTTGCCTTGCGATCCACGATCTCCGCCGGATCGTAGAGATCACGGGCGGCGAGGTACTGGAGCAACATGCCCGCTGCATTGGCACCGACCATGCCACTCGCCAGTTGACTGATCACCTCGCCGCCAGCCTTCACCTTGTCCGCACCGGCAAGGCACTTGGCAAGGTTGAACCACTGGCGAAGCGAAGCGAACGCCCTCTCGCCTTCGGGGATGACCTTCGTCTCCCGAATAGCGGGGTGCCGCTGATTCAGGTAGCCGATGATGCGAGTCCACTTGGGGAGGTAAGTGGAGAAGTCACCGACAATCGGGAAGCCTGTCGGAAGTGGGAAATTCCCACCGTTCTTCATCCCTTCCAGCCACGAATCGAAGGGGGTTTCCCAATCGTGGTGGTACAGGCGGTTGCACAGACTTGCCTCCAGTGGGCTGGAGTTGGGTGCCATCTCCGGGGGATTGGCGATCATCACGACAATCGTTGAGGGATGCAACGCAAGCGACCCAATGCGCCGCTCGTTCGCAAGCGAAAGCATCGGAGGACGCATCGGCTGCGGGGCAGTGGTCGCCTCGTCCAGCACGAGCATGCCCTTCGGCTTGGTCAACTGGTGCAGCCAATCCATGTACCGCATGGTGACCACGCCCGTCTTCTTGTCGATGTCAGGGACACCGCCAATGTCTTCGGGCATGTGCATCGAGGGGATGAATACCTTCAGGTAGTCATACCCCAGTGCCTTGAACAACGCCTCAAACCACGCCGTCTTGGCAACTCCCGTTGTCCCCCAAGCGATCCCGGTCACGCCGCACTGGATCGCAATCATCAACGCCGCATTCAAGCAGTACATCGTACTGTCTCCTTTCGTGAAGTGAACGCCACCTAGCCAAGATGGCGGGAAGTAAACCCAATCAACCAATCAACCAGCGAACGCACTCAACGCAACCGATCCGATCTTCTCCTTCGCATAGGCCGCAGCCTTTGCGATGTGTGCGAAACCCTTGCCGAGCAACGCCTTGTTGTGTTCAAGGGTTTCATACGTGGACACCCACTGCTCCAGCCGTGTCTGCTGCCCGTTGGACCGGGCCTTCGCTCCACGGTGGGACATGTCATCCGCCTCTTCGATCTGCCCGTTGAACACAGCCATGCTGCGGCGTGTCAGTTCATCCGACACGTGCTTGACCAAGGCAGCGTTCACCGTGGGGTTGAACCGCACGGTCTGCATCACGACGCCATGCCTACCCAAGGCATCGGCCACGGTGGTGTACGAATCCAACTTGTCTTCGGGCAGATACCACACCACGCCCTCGTCCCGCAGGAGAAAGCCATGCTGCGCTTTAACCAGACCAGTGATCGCATTGGTCAGGTCATTGGCGGACAGGAACGTGCATGCCTCACGCCAGTAGCGGTCGGCCTGACGCTGGATCGCCGCCCGATTCTTGTGAATCTCCGGGCAGGCAGTGGCGTCAACGTCGAGAATCTCCACGGCAAACGAGCCGTCGCCCTGCTTGCACACACCCATGGAGAACAGGAACGGGAGGTCATTGCGTGTCTTGCCACGCACGAACCGCCGCAACTCCACGCCCACGGCATCGGCTCTGCCCGACAGACCGAACGGCTTGACCCTCTCGCCACCACCCACGCCGTATGCGGTGACAATATCCGCCGCAGATTTCTGCAACGCAGCGTAGTGATCGACGGGCGGCAGCAGACTTGCCATGCCCACCGCATCGAACGCTTTCTCCGCCGCATCACGGGGCATACGCTTGCTGCCCCAGAAAACAATCACGTGTTCCGAACTCAATGACTTAGCCATGCGATACTCCTTGTTGAGATGCCCACCCTGCCATCGTCCTCCCCTGTCAAGAGCGGCAACGCACCGCTCACCCATACCCTTCTCCCCCCCGGCAAAAATCCGGGGAGGGAAAGGCAAAAGCCCCGGAACCAGCGGCAAAACCACTGGTTCCGGGGCTACACTGCACGACACTGTGACCGCACTAATCGTTCTTAAATTCACGAACGATGTCGGTGATCGTTTCCCAGTTGCTCTTCACGCGATCCACCAACGGCGCGCCCACTGAAAAGAACTTCTGGAAGACGCGACCAACCTCGTCCCACTGGTTGGTATCAATGTCTGGTCCGTTGTCGATCAGGTCACGGGCAACCTCTGCCAGATTGCAGTTCCAGTTCCAGCGGTTGCAGGCTTCCGCAGCCCACGCCTCCCACTGTGTGTAGGTACGCATCAACTTCGCCACGAGACTCTCCTTTCAGTGAGGAATCACAACCATCTGCTCGATCTTGCACAGCCTGTCGGCCAAACGCTTGGCCTCGTCATACAGGCGTTCACCATCCGGCACATCACAGTTCCCCCAGATGAAGTCACTGTCATTCAACAACTCTTCGACCGCGCCCTTCAGCAGGAAGAACTCCTGCGGTGTGAGCGTGAGGACGATGGGCTTCTGCATCACTTCCTCGCTGTCTTCTGTAGCGACACCGTCATCCTGTACCGCAGACCGCCCACCTCATCAACCAACTCTTTGACTTGGTAGTAATGCGGGTCTTCGTATTCCAATGCCATCCATGCGCCAAGCAACGCATTGTGTGCGCGAACAACGCAATCTTCCGCCTCCACCAAACGCCTGCGTAGTGGTGTCTTGGTCATCACTCACCCTCCACATCTGGGAAAACACAATCCAACGCGGGGACAAACCCATTGCCCTCGCTTGCCTCGCCCTGACGCACCGACTTGCACTTGCGAATCTGCCCAAGCAGATCGCCCTCCATGCACTGCATGGTGAACTCCACCCTGCGGTTGTAGTCCTCCCAATCCATGACCTCCGCTAGCAGGAGGGACACAATGTCCACCAACTGGTACTCGTTCTGCGTTAAGCAGCCGACAGCATGTAGCAACTGCGGCCTGCGAGTCATAACGGCAGCGCGCACCAAGCCAACCATCGGTGTTGCCTGTTCAGCAGGCGGATGACCAACGCGACTCATTACTCATCTCCCTCTAAATCCACCAGAGATCGCCACAAGATCACGACTTGCAGTCCATCGATCTCCGGTTCGTGAATGTCCAGTGCCGTGCGCTCCGCAAGGTGCTGGACTAACTGATCCCTCGGCACATCTCCTTCGTGCGTGACAACCACTACTCCCCGGTAGGTGGGCATGGGATGTTTCTCCCCTCTGCCTTGGCGATTGCCAGATTCGCAGCCCGAATACTTGGGGCTTCGATGTAATCGGGGTAGTCGCCTTCCGCTTCTTCCTTGGTGCAGCGGATAACAAAATTCCCTTCATTGTCATACTCGCCAGCATCAAGAAGTCCCTTGATTGCAGCCAGTAAATCCGGGGCAGCGGAAATCAGCGGTGCATTACTGTGGTGGCAGTAAGCAACGTGGCCCCCGATGTCCTCGTCAACAACTTCAACCGCCAGCCAATCGCTGTTGTGTGCCACCTGATCGGCCATGTGGTCGCCATCTGCCGTGTAGTCGATTCTCCACGGTCCCGGTGTATGCGTACTCATCACTCACATCCTTTCTTCAAGAGTTCAAGAACCACACGAATCACGAAGAACAACAACTCCATGTCACGTTCATTCATCACTCACCTCCTTGTTGTGATGGGTATGTCAATAGCAACGGACGCAGCACACACCATGCGTACTGCGCCCGTTGCCCACACTGGAAATCACTTGATCTCGCACGTGCCGGGACGCACCTCGACGGTCTTTGCCTTCACGAACTGGGCAAGCAAAGCCTTCGCCAGTTCCTCGTAGTCGATCTCTGCCGCAACGTCAGCGACGTTGATCTCTTCGGCCAGATCAGACATGGACACATGGGAAGCGATCTCGGAGTAGTCGATCTCCAGATCACTGGTGTCGATCTCATGCGCCAGATCAGAAACGTCGAGGCTCGACGCGATCTCGGAGTAGTCGATGTCAATGGCAGCGACCACCTTGTCGTAGTCCAACTCGATGTAGCCAGCCACCTTGTCCGCGATCTCCTCTTGATCCAGACCATTGACCACATCGTTAACGTCGATCTCCTCCGCCACATCGGTGGCACTGATCGTCACCTTCTTCGCGATCTCCTGCTCAATCTCGGACAGGTCGAGCAGATCGCACACCACCTCGGAAACGCGGGTGATGTTGAGATGCCCAGCGATGTGCTTGCACACCTCGTCAAAAGGCAGCAGCGCAGCAACGCGGCAGGCAATCACGTGAACGCAGCGGTCAAAGAACTTGGCAAACATGTGAGAACTCCCAGTGTGTGACGGGCCGATTGGCGTCGAGCAACTGCTGCCCGCCGCTCCGACCCGGCACCTAACTCCTTCTCCCCCCCGCCGACCGCCGCCGGGTAAGGAGGCGCGGGCGCGTTACCGCGTTACGTCGCGCGCGAAGTCAGCCCTCATTGCAGCCCTGACTCTGCGCGCATGTCGTTCGCTCGATCTTTCAGCGGGCTATTGCGATTTGCCCGCAAGCCACAAGGCATGACGCGAAGTGGTGGTGCTGGCAGCGGGGGGGAGAAGGGATGGGGTGAGGCTGCTGCTGGAGCGGCCATCCCAACAAGGAGTTGTTCCCATGTTCGTTTCCCTCACGATGGTCAGCGCGAATCGCAAGGTTGGTCCGATCCCGGTCAGCACGACGGAGAAAGACTCTTGCCCCAAGGAGTGTTCGCTCAAGGACACCGATTGCTACGCCCGGTTTGGTCCGCTCGGCATGCACTGGAGCAAGGTGGGAGAGGGCAAGCGTGGCTGGCAGTGGACGTTGTTCTGCCGTGCCGTTGCCAAGTTCCCCAAGTTCCAACTCTGGCGGCACAATCAAGCGGGCGATCTTCCGCAGGATGACAACGGCAAGATCGACGCCGACAAGTGCAGCGAATTGTCCGCTGCCTCTCGACACACGAGGGGCTGGACATACACGCACTACGATCCGACCGACTCGCACAATGCTGCGGTCATTCGGAAGATGAACAGTGTCCGCGGACTGACGGTCAATCTGTCAGCGGACACGGTGCAACAGGCGGACGAGTACCACGCTCTTGGCATCGCCCCGGTCGTGGTGATTCTGCCCGAAGATGCCCCGGCCATGGGCAACAAGACTCCCGGTGGCCTGCCGATTGTCACGTGTCCCGCACAGACAACGGACGGCATGGCCTGCAATCAGTGCAAGTTGTGCTACGTGAAAGACCGCAAGTCGATTGTCGGCTTTCTCGCTCACGGTGCTGCAAGCAAGCGGCTGTCTCGCTCACTGCGGGCAGTCTGACGCAGCCCTGACACGACGCCCCGTGTTCTTCACCCGAAGTTCACGGGGCGTTTGTGTTTCTCGCGTGTAGTTCATGCGAGTACGCCAACCCTCCCCGGTCGCTGTTGACCGGGGGGGAGAAAGG